CGACCATATCACCGCCCTGATTGACCTCCGCAACCACCTCATTGCAGTTGTATTTGTTGTAAAGCTCAACCGCCACGTTTGCCCATTGGTTAGGCGTGTACACCCCCGACTTATCCTCCAATACATAGCCGTGCCCGTGTGCATCTACACCCACCACGACTACGCCCGTTTCATCGCTTTTCTCGTTTGCTGTCACGGCAGGATCAATAGCGACAAAGCATCGAATGAGCTGAGGCACTTCGGTAACTCTGAACTTGTCGATTATGTCCATGTCCCAGAGTAAACCCTCCGCATCATCTAGCCACTCACCTAAAAACACATGGCAGTATCGCTTATAGTTCGTCTGCTTCATTATCTCAGCTTCCTCGACAAACTCCGCACTAAGGTTGTGAAGGTTGTCTAGGTAGCTTGTTTTGATAATGGTGCAAGGGTACTGTGCATCGGGTGCAACGTATCTCTTGTAGAAAAAGTGTTTTTTGTGGCTTGGGTTCTGCACCCAGATAACGCGGTTAGGGCGAAGAACCGAACGAATTGAAAGCTGTATAGCATTGTAGCTATCCTCGTCCAAGAACTCTTCACCCTCGTCAATTACGAATGTCGTTAAGCCGGGAATAGATTTGAGGTTTGCAGTTTGGTTTCCGCTGCTCGTCTTAATACCTGAAAAGATAATCTTTGAACCGCTGATCTTATTTACTATCTCGCTTCCGCTTATGTGAAAGTCTTCCCTATTGCCTGCCTTCTCCATCATGCTCTCAAACTCAGGGATGATAGAACGCTCTGCGGCTGTCATGGTGTAGCGAGTGAACAGAATCACATGGCCGCTTTGGTACGTCAGGTCGTTAAGGAATAAAGCAAGGTGGGTAGACTTCGCTGAGCCTCGACCACCCAACAGAGCAATTACTTTGTTTTCTGGAATCTCTTGGAATAAGTCTACGTATTCAGGTAGAACTTCAAATGTCAAACCTTTGGCTTTTCCCTCCATATCAGATTCGGTGGGTTGCCTTTGTTTTCTGCGTCATGGTCCACGTTGAGCCTGTCCCCGTACTTCTTCGGGTTCATTCGTGATAGTACCCACTTGCGAGCATCTACACGGAGCTTTGATCTTTGAATGGCTTCGTTGTCGGTTATCTCCTTTTCATCGTTTACGCTTCGTTTGTCGCTGCTTGTTTCGTCAGCAATCAAAAGTATGTCATCAAAGATTCTATCTGCTCGAAGTTCAATCGCGCGCGCGTAGTTGTAACGCAAGTCCTCATGCTCCTTTAGTCGATCGTAGAAAAGCCTTCGTGTAACTCCTACCTTCTCACAGGCTTTCGTTACGCTTAGGCCGTCAGCTACTAAATTAAGCACCTCGATAAACTTTGAATCCATGATGCAAATTTACTCATTGTAAACGATAACATTGCAATGTGCGGCTAATGCCCTCCAGCTTGTGAAGTGTTCGGGAAGTAGACAGCCGTTAGGGTAAAGCCTCCAGTCATCGGTGTATTGGTGTTTTACTAGGTAGGCTTCAAAGCGTTTCTTCCCTCTGAAGTAACCTATGCGCTCTTCATCGCTTACCTTCTCCCATGTGACTTGGCTTCGTTTTGTCACCCTCTTAGCTCCTTTGCTTTATCCTCGTACCACCTTATTTTACCCACTTCATCTTCTAAAGCCTGCCCCTCCTTATGTCCTAAGCGCATCCGATATTTAAAAGCAGAAATCTGGCAATGAATAGCCACGGCTTCTGCTCCCCAAATATCGACCATTATTTCGATAGTCTCTTTGGGAAGCTTCTTGTAGTGTTCGGGGTTTACGTTGTCTTTAACATCAAAATCAAAGTTGAGCCGTTCATCATCTGTTAGCTCTTCGTAATCTTCGTCTAATTCCTTAGTGACACACTCTTTGAGCTTCGTAATAGCTGTGTGCTGCTTCCAGAAATCGGTTTGAATTACGTAATGCCAGTCTTTTCTAGCTACTCTAGTCCAAAAATCAAATCCCTCTTTTGATTCCGTCCAATCAAACCCACAGTAATAAATACAGTTGCCATTTATATTATAATCATTTAGTTTGGCATCATTAAGCCTTCCCCACACGTACTCCCTCAACTCTTCAGGGGCTTCAGCTATGTGGTCTTTAACGGCTTCTTGGTAGGGTGTAAGCTCCCCCATTGCCTTTGCTATCTCTTCAGGGGTGGCAATGCGGTAGGTTTCATGTCTTCCTAACGCATATCCGCATGGCAAAAGTGGATCTCCTTCATAATCTACTTCATTACAAGGCCAAGCAAAGCCCTTAGGATAAGTTATATCATCGTCCCCCTTAGCTTCACTCGTTAAAGTGTACCACTGTCCAATAACTCCCTTTGGTCTTTCCATCAGTCCTCGATTTTAATGATTTGCCCGTTCAAGATGAATGCGTTCTCCACCTCGATTAACTCCACCTTCAAGCCGTCGTACTCAAAGCTTTCCGCCTCTCTGCTTCTTCGGGCTAGCATTGGGTAAGATGTCCCGTAGTGCTTTGAAGCTGTTGAAAGGAATTTCCAGTACTTGACCTCTTCCCCTCTTGTTATTTTGTATGCTTTCACTTTTCCTTTGGTTTAATATCTGTAAAAATAGCCTTTTTTATTTAACCGCACAAACTATTTCTAAAATTTCACTTCCCCTCCACTAATAAAGCCGCTTTCCTTCTCCTTCCATAACTGATGTTGCCCGACCATTTCAAAAAGGTAAATCACCAACGTGACCACCATCGAACAAAGGCTCTTCAGGCTCATCAAAAACAGTCTTCTGAGCCTCCGTTACAAAGCTGCCTCCCGTAGTCTTTTGGTGGGAATGTTTAAATCTTCCAGAACCTCCCTCCCACTCGAATGTCGTTGCCATACCAACTTGCCCTGACTGATGCCTCATTTTCTTTTTGAGCACATAAACTCTCGTTAAATTCCCATTCTCAAAGTCTCTGTAAACTGTCAATGCGTTATGTATCTGGTCGGCAAAGTCTCCTGAATACTTGACATCATAAAGCCCTGGCACTTCATAATATTCGCTCTTTTCCTTCTTCCTCATTTTAGTTGGATGTGCGACCAACCAGACGCTCACTTGGTGCTGTTGGCAGAATAGAGCAAGATCAGAAAGCACCCCTGCAATACTTGAAAGATTCCCAACCTCAACGCCCATCTTATTGAATGCGTCAATTACGAAATGTTCCGTGCCGTAGACTTTTACGTGTTCACTGAATTTCCGTAAAATCCATTCAGCCGTTGGCCTTCCCTCTCCTTTGTACTCCAAGTGGCGGACATGGTTCCTTAACCAGTTAATGCCATCTAGTGCCTCCGTCTCCTTCATGTGGCTTGTATATTTTGGATCGGCCGTTTTGCCTACTATCTTTTCGAGCAAGGTCACTAGATGATCGCTTGTACTTCCGTGCTCAGGTGTGAAGAACGCAACTTTGTGATTGTTATTCAAGCACATATTCAAAATGTACCATTCAAGAAAATTAGACTTACCATGCCCAGGAATGCCCGTAATCAAATTGAATTGGCCAGGTAGTGTGTTGAAAAAATCATCCATCCCTTCAATGCCACTCATCAAAGGTTTACGCGGACCATTTTTGATGTATTGTAAAATATCGCTCTGATAATCATCAGCCGTTACGCTCCCTTCTACTGGATACTCGGTGGCCTTGCTTATGCTCTTGAGTAGATAGCCACCTTGCAAATCATCGTTAGCATCCTTCCCGATGAAGTTAACTCGCTTGCAATTGTGTCGCCCAAATCTCTTTAGTAGCTCATGTTCAAGATCTCTCCCTTTCTCGTCCATATCCACTGAAATGATCCAATTCTTAATGTGAGAAACATCGCAGTTTTCAAATACTTCTGTAAGGTCGTTTGCTCCATTCGGTACACTGATGCAGTTCTTAATACCCACCTGCCATAGAGAAAGCTTGTCCATTTCGCCCTCAACTATGTAAGCTGTGTCTTCTGTGAGGTCATCAATGCCGTAAAATACTTTTCTAGCTCCCTTGATCTGCGTGAATTTCTTATCTGCGGATCGGTACTTTTTATTTACTAGCTGCCCTTTATAGAAGTAGTTGAAGCTAACGCAATTCATTTCACGTTGGTGAGCAGGAATGTACGCTCGCTCCTCAGATATTTTGCACTCCTGAAGTGTTTTCTGATAGATTCCTCGACCTTCAAACCATTTCACAAACGCATCGCTTAGGCTTGTGTGATTCTCCCATCCTTGGGGTGGCAAGCTGTATTCTTTGTACGGCTCACGGCTTCCAGACCTTCCGCAATGGTGGCAATGTGCTAAACCTTTATCATGGTTTACCGCAAGGTCTTTCATGTTTTGCTTCTTTCGCTCATGTGAGCAGTAAGGGCAAACTATTCTTTCCTCTCCTGATGACCTCCGAAAGTTGAGATCTTTCCAAATTATACCGCTCATAGCCCTCCAAAATTAATCTTTGGTGGATTGTAGTAGTCACTCCTGTGTGTGCGCATCCTTTTCCAATCTTCTTTGGCTTGCTTGCGTGAAAAGCCCCATTTGTTAATCATTTCGTCTAGCCAGTCTTTGGGAGGGTTTTCTTTGCAGTGATCAGAATCTACATCGAAAGTCGCTTTCGGACATTCTTTGAACCAAGATAGGTTAGTCATTTTGTTTTTCCAATTCACCACCTTTTTCCCCATCTTATCCGTCCACCCTCTTTCCTCGTAGTAGTTCCAAGCGTTTTCGCAGTCGATATGATTTTCGTCCCTTCCTTTTAGCCTCCAGTGCGCTTTCCAATCTTCAAAACTTGGTCCTCCCCCCACTTCCCCATTTGGGGAATATAGGGGTGTTTTAGGGTTTAGGGTTTTAGGGTTTTCTTGTTTATCTATAGTGACAATGCTTTGGTCTGTGCTTTGCTCGTGCTTTGCACTGTGCTTTGCTCGTGCTTTGTCCAATGCTTTGCCCTGTGCTTTGCCCTGTGCTTTATCGTTATAAGATAACTCAATTATGTTTGATGAGTACTGGTTCTTTGAATATTCATGCACTGTGAATAGCCCCCACTCAACCAAATCATCAAAGTATTTCTTATACGAACTATACGACCTCATTCCTATTGCATCTAAAACCATTGACGTAGGAAACCCAAATTTCTTTTTCCAACCCAATCTATTACAATGTTCAATAGCAAAGAAATAGATGGCAACATGATGCACCTTGACCTTCTCTGGGTTTTCAAAAGTAAAATTCCAGAATACTCTACTTAAATCATATCCGTTCATGATTGCTTTATTTCGTTTTCCATCATTTGAGCGAGGGCATTATACCAATGCACTAAGTCAATCCCTGACGTTCTGATCATCTTCATAGCAAGCTCTTGGTGAGTTGGTGGCTTCACCTCTTGCCATTTCATTTCTTTGAGTTCCTTAAATCGTTTTCCCATTATGTCGGAGAATTAGAAAGCCCTACGATTTCATTAGGCCTCCGACAACCTAAATCCACCATAGGGCTTTGTGAAAAGTTCCTGATACATCCTACTGTCGGAGTGAATGTACTGCGCAAATATAACGCTTTATAAAAAGAGAGCGTCAACCTTTTGATTAATTATAAAATCATTGAGCCTACTCTGTTGATGGCAATACTGAACCAAACACAAGCTTTCCCAGTACGCAAACCCTGCCGCCTGTATCCTGTCTATCAAATCGCTGAACTGCTCGGAGCTGTACTCCATTGCCTCACCTGATCTGATTAAGTCCCTGATGTTGTCGCGCTCTACCATTTAGAATAGAGTTGTTTGAGTCTTTGAATCCACTGCCTTGTTTACATTCTTGACGGCTGTCTCGTAATACTTATCCTTAAGCTCAATCCCAATTCCAAAGCGATTCAACTTGACTGATTCGTAAACCTCTGAGCCTATCCCTAGAAATGGAGTAAATACAACCTCATTCGGATTAGACCACATCTGAACGCAAC